CGGCAACGTTAAGCATGCGGGCTTGGTCCTCCCTAACGGACCAGCTTCACATGAAGGGGTGTTTTCACTAATGTCAAAACATACCCTGTGGTTCAACAGGGACTCTCAGAGTCCAATTGTGGAACCCGATCCCTTGAAACCCTATACTGTAGGGACAAGGTATCTGTCTACGAAACAAGTACCATCGTGCTTAATCCTTAGACATGCCGGTTCTATGTCAGTGACAAAGAACCGGGATAACCTTCTTAGGGGTGGCTTCACCCTTACGGAGGCAACGCGGGATTCCGATGTAGAGCGGGATCTCACGGTACGGAGGACTCTAGAAGGCGTTCTGAGTCCGTCCGGATCCCTTGCAGAAATTCTTACGGAGTCTGCAAGGGTCCTCGATATCATCGCTGAGTGCGGTGATCTCGATGACACGGGGTCCGCTTCCTCTGGAACGGAGACCGATAATGTCCCAGCGGTACTCGAAACGAGACCGGTGGGGCCACAGGTGCGATTTCGGAAGGATTCCCGTTATCGCATCAAATACGACGACCCATGGAAGATCCATGCAGGTCGCGTATTAGGTGAGCAGAAGGGTAAGAGCCCAACTACTCATCTTTGGTCCGGGGACGGGATTCGTCTCCAGGACCCTCTCCCACCACGACTTTTCGGAAAGTGGTGGGACGGGGCAATGAAATCGAAGGTTCGATTTCAAGACCTCTCAAACCCGATGTGCAAACTGCACGTCGTGTATGAACATACTCACTGGGGCAAACGCCTTCGCGAGTTATGCAACGACACCGGGGGGTATTACACCTCCTGGGCTCGTACTCTCAGGAACAGAATTAATCGGTTCCTTCGAGGAGCAACTGACCCGACACTCAGTCGGACTCAAGTTGAAGCACTGATGTCTAGCACGGCGACTAACATCAGGGCGCGGTCTCAGCGTTTCATTGAGATGCTAAAGACCGCCGACGGGATATTTATTCAGAGATACCTCTGTTATCCCGAAGAGGTGTGGACATGGGATAGATTCGACATGTTCACACTTGGAAACATCTCCTACCTTATAGGGGATGAGTTCCTAGACGGAGAGATTACCGAAATGGGTCTATCCGTCCAAACTGCCTACTCGCAACTAAAGGCGAGTAGGAAGTGGTTCAAAGAGGTCTCACTTAGAGGACCCTTTGAAGCAGCAACAGGGGAAATCGAGGAGTCGGTTCCCCACTGGTGCAGGCAATTCGTCAATGTTTGGGCACGGACGGATCGCTCGAAAGGAGCCAGGAGAGCATATCTCCTCGGCGTACTTTCTCAGACGCGCGGGTGTGGAACTCCACCACCACTCGTCGTCCTCCAGTCGAAGGTGAAATTTTTAACCACCATTTCGACTGAACGCCCCCCAGAGCACCCGAC